ACGTGGTGTTGATTTTATCAAAAATTATTTTGCGTAGGATATTATGAAAATAACAAGACAAAATACAAATGAATCTTATAACACAACTGTTGATTGGCTAAAAAATTTTGCTGATTCTCTAAGAAAGGATGCTAACTTTATTGATAATTTTAAAAAAATTAAAGATAAAGATTTTGGATCTATTGAAGAAAAAATGGCAGATATCAAGCAAAGAGTTGGTTTTGATATTATCAAAACCATGCAAGATGAACATACCAATGTTAAATCTGCCGCCATGAAATGTGATCATGTTAAAGATCCATCTGATGACAAAGAATGCAAAGTTTGTAAAGCAAAAAAAGTTTTAGATGAAGATGGTTTAAAAATTTTAAAAAATTTTGTAGAATATGCTATTGATTTTGGAAAATCTAGGCCTGATGCTACCATTGAAGCCATTCTTCATGAATGCAGAAGAGATCCAAAATTAAAATTTGAAAAAATAGAAAAAAGTATTAATTTAAAATCTTTAAGAAAAATGTTAAAAACAAAACTATCTAAACATAGAAAAGAAAAAGAAGATAAAGTAAAATATGTGGCAGATGAAATTGCGAGTTCCAGTATTCAAAATGATCTGGCAGACTACGTGCTTCATGCTTCGCCTAAAGAATGAAGAGAAAAGAAGAAGATAAAATTTTAGATCAACTAGCTAATAGTTTTTTAGATTTTGATCCAGCAAATTTTGTTCAACACAATTTAACGATAGATGGCAGTGATTTCAACCTACTAGAGACAGGTTGGAGATTTATGGTTGACATCTATCGTTATATTTCTTTAGAGGCTACTCAAAAAAGTGGAAAGCCTGTTGTAATTAAAAAAGGTCGTCAGGTAGGCGCTACCATCATGGGATCGGCCCTAGATCTTTATTTTACTAATAGTGGATTATTTACCAATCCAAATATTAGAGTTGTTCATCTTTTTCCTGCTTTGGCTCAGGCTAAAAAATTTTCTCAGGATAAACTTGAGACAATGGTAAGAACTGCTAAAGATGACTTTATTAATAAAAATAAATTAAAATCTGATAATGCTGTCGATAACTTAACTATGAAACAGTTTAAAACAGGAACTTTATGGGTAGAATCTCTGGGCGCTGATGGAGATAGAATTCGTGGTATGACCGCAGATGTGGTTTTCTTTGACGAGATACAGGACATGTATGGTCATGCCGTTGGTAATGCTACCAAGATTCTCACTGCTGCAAAATATGGTCCAATAGGACAAGGTGTTCAGGTTTATTATGGAACTCCAAAGGAAAGAAATAGTTATTTTTCAACTATTTGGGATATGTCAGATCAAAGATATTATCATTTAGGCTGTATTAATTGTCATAAAACTTATCCATTTTATTTACCCGGTGATAATAGATGGATGTCTATTTGGTTACATGATAATATAGTTCAATGTCCTCTTTGCGGAACTAAACAAAAAAAAGTGGAAGCTATTGAAATGGGTAAATGGGTTCCCTCTAAGAATCCAGAAGAATGTAAATTTACTGGTTTTCATATTAATCAGTTATATATTCCTTATTTTGCCAAAGAAAATATTATTAATTTAATGCCAGAAAAAAATCCATCTCAATCAGAAAGACTTTGGAATAATGAGGTGGTTGGAGAATTTTACTCTGATGCTGGTATGCCATTAACTAAAGATGAAATTTACAATAAATGTCGAGATCAAGATCGTGAATTTTCCACTAAAATTGAGTCGGGTAGAAAACCAGTTTATTTAGGAGTAGACTGGGGAGGCAAAGATGATGATCCAAACTCTACATCTGGACAGTCATTTTCTTGTGTTGTAATTCTTTCTGCTATGCCAGATGGAACTTTATTGATTGAACATGCTCATAAATTAAGAAAAAATGATTTTAGTTATAAAAAAGAAACAATACAAGAAATGTATAGAAGATTTGCTGTAAACAGAGGAGTCTCAGACTGGTTCTTTGGACAAGATGTTGTTCATGATTTACAATATATTTATCGAGATAAATTTTTAGGAGCCCAAGGAAGTGGCAGTTTAGCCAATGCTGTTAAATTTAGAGAAGATGAATTAATTATTTCTTATAATAAAGATTTATTAATTGAAGAAATATTTGATCAATTTAGAAAAGGAAGAATTAGATTTCCATGGAAAAGCTATGAATATGTTGAGTGGTTAATAGATCATTGTACATCTATGGAAGTTAAAACAAAAATAGTTGGAGGACAGCCAGTCAAAACTTATTCAAAGGGAGGAATTCCCAATGACGGCTTGATGGCTTTAATGTATGCTTATATGGCATATAAATTTGATTTAACCAAAGGTTTTTCAATAAAACCTGGACATAAAACAGAACATGAGTATCCTAGAGCAGTATTAGCTAAATTAAATCGGAGAGTTTAAAATGAAAAGAACCCCAGGTCAACCTCAGAATATTAATAAAAATGCAGCTACTACTCTCTCTGATGTTAGAAGGGCTCAGATATCTGAAGTTGTTAATAAACAAATTGATACAAGTACAGAATCAAGTTTTTATTCTTCTATAGCTCATAGCCCTTCTTTTAAGCATGGAGGTTTTAATAAGAAAGCCTCTATTGCATCTCCAATGCCAGGACCTCAGACCGGCTACAATAATGATAGGTTAGCCCCAGAAGTTTACTCTCCACTTTTTCAATTAGCAAATCTTAATTTACCAAGAGACAGAGTAACAATGAATGCCTGGAATAGGGTATTCTACGACACACATCCTATTGTTAGAAATGCTATCAATCTTCATTCTAGTTATCCTATTAGTAAAATTAATATCACTTGTAAGAATAAAAAAGTCCAACAATTTTTCATGGAGATGGCAGAAAGAATTGATTTATATTCAATTGTATATGGTGCTGCCTTAGAGTTCTGGAAAATGGGAGAGAGTTTTCCATATGCAGAATTAGATGAGAGCATGGGGGTTTGGAATAGAATTACAATTCTTAATCCAGATTTTATTCATGTTAAAAAATCTATTATAGGAAATCATTCGCAAATTTCTTTAAGACCAGATGCAGGACTAGTTAGAATGGTAAATTCTAATTTACCTGCTGATGTAGCTATGAAAAAATATATTCCTTCTCATATTATTGATTATGTAAAAAAAGGAATGAATATTCCTTTAGATGATTTTAATATTTCACATTTAAAACTTTTAAGTTCTCCATATGATATTAGAGGAACATCAATTATTGTTTCTATTTATAAAGATTTAATGTTATATGATAAACTAAGAGAATCTAAATTTGCACAGGCAGATGGTATGATTAACCCACTTACATTGGTAACCTTAGGTGGAGATGGAGACTATAGAGCTACACAATCTGATATTGAAGCCTTTAAACAAGTTTTAGAAGAAGCTCAATATGATAAAGATTTTAAAATTGTAACACATGCTGGTGTTAAAATAGAAAGAAGTGGTTTTTCTGGCGCTACTATGGATATTTCAGCAGATATTACACATATCGTAGAAAATATCTATGCTGGACTCATGACACCAAAAGCTCTAATGGATCAAGAATCTGCTAGTTATGCAAGCTCATCTGTAGGTCTTGACGTTCTAAGGCAAAGATACGATGTTTTTAGAAATATGATTAAAAAATGGTTAGAAAGAAAAATCTTTGCCCCAATTTGTGAGCTACAAGATTTCTTTGAATATAAAGATGGAGAAAAAAGATTATTAGTTCCAACAATTGATTGGAATCATATGAACCTATATGATATGAATGATTATGTTCAACAAATTTCCACATTTGTTGGAAATAAACAAGTTTCTATTCAAACTTTGCATAGAAGTCTTGGTCTTTCTTATGAAGAAGAGAGAAGAAGAATTAGAGAAGAAATGATTGATGATCAGATATTTGCAAAGGAACAACAAATTCTTGGCAATATGAGGCTCTCTGAAATTCAGGGTCTAGATCCAACTAGGGGCATTCCCGAGCCTCCAGAGGGTACTACTGGGGCTGCCCCCGCAGATGCCGGGGGCGGTGGCCTTCCTGGTATGACACTGCCGGGAGAGCCTCCTGGCGCCCCTCCCAGCACCCCTTCCAGCACCCCTCCTGGTGGTCCTCCGGCTTAATTTACTAGAAGATAGGATATAAAATGAAAAGAAAAATTCAAAAAACTGCTCAAGCTGCACCAACACCTTCCAATCAGCCGGT